CGAAGCCGATCCCTTGCTGAAGGAGCGCGCGGCCATCGTCGCAGGCCTCGAGCCCTGGTGGAAGGCGGCCGCGGCCGAGCTGACCGCTGGGAAGCGGAAGTCGATCGAACTCGGCGGTTGCACCATCGGCACGCGCAGCAGCCGCGCGAGCCTTTCGGTCGCCGGCGACGAAGAGGCCATTGTCGAGAAGCTGAAGAAGCGCGAGTGGGCCAAGCCCTTGCTGCGCATCATCACCAAGCTCGACAAGAAGGCAGCGTTCACGGCCACCGCCGGTGCCAACAAGAAGCAGCTCGCCGCGTTGGGCCTGACGCGCAGCACGCCCGCCGACACGTTCTACGTGGAGCGTGCGGAGCAGGCAGGCACCCGCACCGCGGCATAGTGCCGACCCAACCACCACGGTTCAGGCCGCCAGGCTGGCGTGAACCGAAGCCCTGGCAACGCCCTGCGCGCCACCAGGACAAGCGCAAGCGCGGCCGAGCAGGGCAGCGTGATCGCAAGCAGGTCCTGGACGAGGAGCCCTTCTGCAGGCTCTGCCTTGAGCGTGGTCTGTACGTCGCCAGCGATGTAGTCGACCACATCGTGAACTTGGCAGCGGGCGGCAGCGACGACCGGGCCAACAAGCAGGGCCTGTGCGATCCCTGCCATGATGCGAAGACACGCGAAGAAGCTCGCCGCGGCCGCCTCAACGACGCGTGACCCGGAGGGGGAGGGTCGAAGTCACGGCCCGTGCTGCCCGGACACCGGTGGTTCAGTCAGATTCTTACGCGGTCGAATTCAAAAGGGAAAAAGTTGCGCCAACCGCGCACATTCGGCCGGCTGCCTGGCCATAGTTGGAGGTAGCGGATGGCCAGTGGTGGACCACGGCCTGGCGCTGGGCGCCGGCGCAAAGAACCGGCGCTGAAGAAGCTCGCCGGCACCGAGCGCAAAGACCGCGATGCCGTTCCGGTGCCGGGCGCAGATCCGGCGACCGCGCCGATGATCTGCCCGCTGCACCTGTCCGAGCTCGCGCAGCTGCACTTCGGATCGATCGCGAAGATGCTCGAGGAGCAACAGCGCTCGAACCCGCACTATGCCGAGCACGTCGCGCTGCTCGCCCTGCGCCTCGAGCAGATCCAGCGGTACCAGGCCGTGCTCGAGGTCGAGGGCGATACCTACGAAACCGAGTCAGCGAAGAACGTGGGCGAGCGCCTCATCGTTACGCGAATGGTCCGAGCGCGACCGGAAGTGACCATGCTGTCCGATGCGATGCGTCACGCTCAATCGCTGCTCGGGGAGCTCATGCTCAATCCCGCAGCGGCCCTTCGTATCGCCAGCGGTCACAAGCCCGAGGCGGGCGCCTTCGACGACTTCTGAGGGGACCGTGATGCATCTCGTCGAGAGCGGCCGCCAAGTCGGACGCACCGCCGCGCAGATCGCGGCACTCCCAGATGGATCCATCTTCTTGGTTCACTCCGAAAAGCACGCTGCTTACTGCCGTGGTCTACTGCGAAAAGCCGGCCGCTCGCCACAAGCGATCAAGTTCGGCATGCCCGACAACTTCGAGCGCTTCACCGGCGCAAGAGTGCCGGCGATGGACGTCGATCATGCTTACTGGACGCTCGCGGGACGACGAGCACGGGAGGCGCACGATTTCCTTCGGCTAGCTGTGTCGCCCTACGCGTGACGTGGAGGCACGCAACTACGCGGCGATAGCGCGCCAGTACGCCGGCGACGTCGCCAAGGGGAAGATCCCGGCCTGCAAGTCGATCAAGCTGCAGTGCCAGCGCTTCCTCGACGACCTGAAGGCGCAGCGCAGCAAGGACTTCCCGTTCCGCTTCGACGAAGACAAGGCCGCTCGGCCGTGCCGCTTCATCGAGCGATTGCCGCACTCGAAGGGCAAGTGGGCCCGGAGCAAGGAAACGCTCCGCCTCGAGCCTTGGCAGGTGTGGATCATCGCATGCACCTTCGGGTGGATCCGCAAGGCTGAAGGCACGCGGCGCTTCCGCCGCCTGTTCGTGGTCGTGCCGCGCAAGAACGGCAAGTCGGCGCTGTCGGCCGGCATTGGCCTGTACATGTTCTGCGCCGACGGCGAGTTCGGCGCCGAGGTCTACTCCGGCGCGACGAACGAGAAGCAGGCCTGGGAGGTTTTCGGGCCAGCTCGCCTGATGGCGATGCGAACGCCGGCGCTGCTGAAGCGGTTCGGGATCTCGGTCAACGCCAAGAACCTGATGCGCGTCGACGACGCCTCAAAGTTCGAGACCATCATCGGAGACCCGGGCGACGGCCAGTCGCCCAGCTGCTCCATCCACGACGAGTACCACGAACACGCCGACGACGGCCAGGTCGACACCATGCAAACCGGCATGGGCGCACGCGACCAGCCTCTGCAGATCCTCATCACCACCGCCGGCGACAATCTGGCGGGCCCTTGCTACGCCTCGATCCAGGACGAGCGGAAGAAGCTCGCCGGCATTGGCCACAACGGCGGACCGCCACTCGACGACGAGACGTTCTTCGTCGAGTACACGATCGACCAGGATGACGACTGGAAGGCGGAAAGCTCGCTCCGCAAGGCGAACCCGAACTACGATGTTTCGGTCGCCGGCGACTTCCTGAAGGCCCGCCAGCGCGATGCGATCGCGACACCGCGCAAGGCCGGCGTCTTCAAGACGAAGCACCTCAACCTGTGGGTCTCGGCGAAGGCGGCCTACTTCGACGTGGAGGCATGGCGCCGGTGCGCGGATGAGCGCATCCCTGCGGACCCGAAGCTGGCGCTGGCGCTCGAGTGGCTGCGCGGCCGACGCGTGATCCTCGGGCTCGACCTCGCGTCCAAGATCGACATCGCGGCGCTCGAGTACTTGTTCTTGCCGATCGGCGAGAAGGCGACGGCAGAGGATCCGTACATCCGGATCGGCCGGTACTTCTTGCCGGCGGATACCGTCGCCGACGTGCCTGCCTATCAGGGTTGGGATGCGCAGGGCTTGTTGGATGTCACCGCCGGCAACATCGTCGACTACGATGAGATCGAGGAGGCCATCGAGGAAGCCGTCGAGCTCTTCCAAGTGGAGCAGGTCCCATATGATCCGTTCCAAGCTACGCAGCTGTCCACCAGACTGCAAAAGAAGGGCGTTCCGGTCGTCGAGTACCGCCCGGTCGTGCTGAACTTCAGCGAGCCGATGAAGGAACTGGACGCGCTCACGCGATCCCGGCGGATCATCCATGGCGGCGACGCCGTCATGGAGTGGGAGATCTCCAACGTGGTCGGAGCGCCCGACAAGAAGGACAACGTCTACCCCAACAAGCCGGAGGGGCAGGCACATCTCAAGATCGACAACCCGGTCGCGCTCATGAGCGCGCTCGGCGTCGCCATGGGCGAGAAGGAGGACGAAGTGCCTGCCTCACCCTGGGATGACCCCGAGTACAGCATGACGGACGCGAGCGAGGCCTGATGACGCCTGACCAGTACATCCATCGTTCGGCCGCGGCGCGCGCCGACGAAACCCGCTCGCTGGAAGATCCACAGCTGCGTCTGAGCGAGAACTCGGAGGCGCTGCTGGCGCTGCTGGGCGTCATGGATAGCAAGAACGCACTGCCGCCGGTCTCGATCGATGCCGCGCTCGGCGTGCCGGCAGTCATGTGCGCGGTCGGCTTCCTCTCTAGGGCGCTGGCAAGCCTCCCGCTGCATGCCTATCGCGGCGGCGCCGGCGGCGACAAAGTGGATGGCGGCCTCGCCATGCTGCTGAACGAGGCACCGAACGAGGAGACCTCGAGCTTCGAGTGGCGCCGGCACATGTGGCAGCAGGTGTTCACCGGCGGTCGCGGCATGAGTTGGATCGAGCGCGCTGGCCTTCGCCCCGTGGCCATGTGGTCGATGGATCCCAAGGAGACCTCGATCGTGCGCCGGAACGGGCGCAAGTTCTACCGGTTCGATGGCCGCGAATATCCGGCGCGGGACGTGATCGACGTCACCTTCATGCCGAAGTCCGACCTGGTCGGCCACTACAGCCCAATTTTCCTCGGACGGAAGGCGATTGCCCTGGCGATCGCGATGAACGACTTCGCCGGCAGCTTTTTTGCCAGCGGAGGCGTCCCTCCCCTCTCGCTCGAAGGTCCGCTCCCGCAAGGCCCGGACGCCTTCAAGCGAGCGCAGGCGGATATCAAGCGCGCGATCGACATGGCGAAGAAGGCGGGAACGCCCTTCTTCGGCATGCCGCCTGGTCATGCGCTGAAGGCGATCGGCATCGACCCTGCAAAGGGCCAGATGACCGAGCAACGCCTCTTCCAGATCCAGGAAGTCGCGCGGATTTGGGGCTTGCCCCCGGTCTTCGTGCAGGACCTTTCCAAGGGCACGTTCTCCAACACCGAGCAGCAGGATCTGCAGCTGGTGAAGCACGTCATCGGCCAGTGGGCCAAGGCGTTCGAGGACGAACTCAACCTGAAGCTGTTCGGCCAGCGCCGGCGCAGCCGCAAGGTGAAGCACAACCTGGATGGCCTGCAGCGCGGCGCCTTCAAGGATCGGATTGAGGGCATCGCCCGGGCTATCATGACAGGCCAGCTGATGCCGGATGAGGCTCGCGCGCTCGAAGATAGGCCGCCGGACCCGAGTGGCGCCGGCGCACGACTGTACATCCAGGGCGCTACCGTGCCGCTCGACAAGGCTGGCGAGATGCTGGGCCACAACGGCGGACCGCCGCTCAACGACAACCAGGAGAATGGCGCCGATGACGGCACCGACACCGAAACCGAAGAGTGACGAGCGAGAGTTCCGCGCGCTCACCGAGAGGCTTGAGATCCGCTCGGCCGGAGCCGCCGGCGAGACGCGGACCGCGGCGGGCTATGCTGTGCTCTACGACCAGGAAGCGAACGTCTTCGATATCTGGATCGAGACCATCGCACCTGGCGCGTTCGACAAGTCGCTGCAGGAGCGCGACGTACTCGCGGTCCATAGCCATGACACTGGCCGCGTTGTCGGCCGTAAGAATGCGGGGACGCTGACGCTCCGGTCCGACAGCAAGGGCATCGCGTTCGAGAACCCCCTCCCGGATACGAGCGACGGCCGCGATCTCGCGGTCCAGATCGACCGGGGTGACATTTCCGGCATGTCGTTCGGCTTCCGGGCCACGAAGCAGGAATGGGACGATGCGTCCGATCCGCCGAGGCGGAGGATCCTCGAGGGTGAGCTCTACGAGATCACCTACACGCCCATGCCGGTTTGGAAGCAGACCGAAGTTGGCCTTCGCTCGCTCGAGGGGGCGCGCCAGGAACGGCGCAGCCACAATCGCGTCGGGGCGGTCGGCCGGATCGCATCCAAGCGCATGAAGCTGGCACAGGCCGAACGCAGCATCTGAGTTCCCGGCTCTGCCGGAGGTGGCGAAAGCAGCCCGCTTCTCGCCCTTTTTGCCCCGCGCTGCGGGGCTTTTTCATTCCAGGAGCATGAGATGACCATTCTCACCCAGTACTACGAGGAGCGGGGCCAGCTCGTCACGGAGGCACGCGACCTCCTTGGCCAGGCCGAGAAGGAAACCGACACCACCAAGGCGGCCGAGCTCGAGCAGCGCCACGACCAGGTCATGGGCAAGGTCGACGCCCTCGACAAGAAGATCGCTCGCGAAGAGCGGACCGCGGCGGCCGAGACCGCCGAGGAAGAGCGCCGCTCGCGCAATCGCCCGCGCGGTCGTGACGTCGAGCATCGCGGCCAGGATGGTGGCGAGGGCAACGAGCCCACCGCAGAGCAGCAGCAGACCGAGTACCGCGACGCGTTCTTCGCCATGCTGCGCGAGGGTGGCGACGTCAGCGCTGTCACCCCGGAGCAGCGCGATCTGCTGCGCCGCGGCTATGTCGAGAACCGCACGCAGACCGCCGGCACCAACGCGGCCGGCGGTTACACGGTCCCCACCACGCTCGCCAACAAGATCGTCGAGGTCATGAAGGACTGGGGTCCGATGTACGACCCCGGCATCACGGACGAGATGGTTACCAGCTCGGGCAATCCGTTCGACATCCCGACCAACGACGACACGGGTAAGAGCTCGGCCGCCTTAGCCGAAGCCGCCGACCTGACCGACGATGACAGCGGCGACCTGGTCTTCGGCGAAGTCTCACTGGCAGCCTTCGTCTATGCGACCCCTTGGCTGAAGATCAGCTTCGAGTTGCTCCAGGACTCGATCTTCAACATGGAGAGCTTTGTCGCGCGCAAGCTGGGCGAGCGCCTCGGTCGCGGTGCGAACCTCAAGCTGACGGTCGGCTCCGGCACGAACGAACCGCGCGGCATCGTCATCGCCTCGGCACTGGGCAAGACTGCAGCATCGGCCACCGCCATCGTAGCGGACGAGCTGATCGACCTGCAGCACTCGGTCAACGCGGCATATCGCCGCAGCCCGCAGTGCCGCTGGATGTTCGCCGACACCACGCTTGCATCGGTTCGCAAGCTGAAGGACGGCCAGGGCAACTACCTGTGGCAGATGGGCGATGTGCGCGTTGGCGCCCCCGACCTGATCCTGGGCAAGCCCTATTCCGTGAACGACGACACCCCGGCGATCGCCACCGGCACCCGCCCGGTAATCTTCGGGGATATGAGCCGTTACACTGTCCGCAAAGTCGGTTCGCCGCTCATCGGCACGGTACGCGAGCGCTTCTGGCCGAAGGTCGGCATGGCCGGCCTGATCCGGTACGACGGCGATCTCCTCGACGCCGCTGCCGTCAAGCACTTGAAGATGGGCTGATGAAGTTCCGGGCGGGGCATCGCGCCTCGCCCGGTCTTTTCCCGAGCGCCGGTGCGCCGGCTTTCCGGAAAGGAGATCCTCCATGCTGCTGAAAATGAAAGCGGGCCTCTCGGGTCCAGAACTCTCGCTCGCCCCTGGCGACACCCACGACTTTGACGACGCCGACGAGGCGCAGCGCCTTATCGATGCAGGCTATGCCGAGCCCGCTTCGCCTGAGACGCCAAAGGAGCGCGTCACCCGGCTGAAGAACGAGCTGAAGGAAGCGGAAGCTGCCGTGAAAGCTGCGCCGGCGGCCGGAGCCTAAGATCGTGTGGCAGTCGCCGGTCATCGTCACGGCGCCGGCGGCCGAGCCGATCTCGCTTGCCCAGGCGAAGCAATACCTCCGCCTGGATGAGGAAGAGACGGGTTTCGACGCAGAACTCGAGGTGCAGATCGCCGGCGCGCGCGGCCGTGTTGAATCGGTCACGAACACGCGCCTGGTCAACCAGGTGGTGGAGCTGCGCGCCAGCAGCTTCGCCGACCTCGATAGGTTGCCGATCGGTCCGGTCGCCGGCGTCATTGACCTCGCTTACACCGATCCCGCGGGCGAAGAGCAGTCTCTCGGGCCGGACGACGTCGTTCTAGACGGTGCTGGCCTCGAAATGGCTTTGCGACCGCTTGCCGGTCGCTGGCCTTCCAAATCTGCGCAGGTCACCGTGCGCGTGACCGTAGGCTATGGGGCCGATGGTGCCGCATTGCCGCCAGCGATCAGGATCGCCCTTCTGCAGCAGGTCCGAGAGCTTTTCGATGGCACCCCTGCCGACCTCGAGACTTGGATCGTCAATGACCGGATCTGGCTCTGATGGCGGCACGGGACCCCGGCCTACGCGCCACCGATCTTGATCACCGGATCTCAATCTGGCGGAGCGCTCCCGTCGACGACGGTACCGCCACAGTCGCAGGTTCGCCGGCCGAGGTCGGCAAGCGGAGCGCGAAGAGGGCGGACATCAGCGACGGCGAACGCATGCGCGCCGGCGAGCTCGGCCAGAGACTGACGACCAGGTGGACGGTGCGTTCCGACGCGCTCACCCGCACGATCGCCGGCGGCGATGTCGTCGTACACCGTGGCGTCACTTACGACGTGGTCGGCACGAAGGAGATCTCCGGCCGCTTTGTTGCGATCGAGATCACGACCGCCTCTCGACCTGATGCGCGCCTATGAGGATGAAGATCCGCATTGAGGGCACCGACAAGATCGCCCGCAAGCTGCAGGCGATGGGCGAGGCGCTCACGCGCGACACGCTGGTCCCGATCATGAAAGAGAGGCTGCAGCCGATGGCCGATGACATGCGGGCGCATGCCGCACGTCGCACCGGCGAGATGGCCAACAGCGTTACCGTCGGGACGGAACTGTCGCCGGCGCAGGCCGCGAGCAACGAGCCAATCGCGCCGATCGAGGTCTACGCTGGGCCTGGGCCCGATCCCGCAGCTATCCAGGAAGAGTTCGGCAACTTCCGCCAGGAGCCGAACCCCTTCATCCGGCCCGCATTCGACGGGCATGTAAAGACCGCCATGAACGCCATCGCGGAGGACGGCGTCGAGGCGATCATGGAAGCTGCGAAGAAGGGCTGACCATGGACGAGGCTCTCCGGGATCTCCTGCTGCAACACGCGCCGATCGGCGTGACCGTCGACCGGCGTGTCGACTGGGGAGTGCGCCCGCAAGGGACGGCTTTGCCCGCGATCGTGCTTAGCCGGATCTCCGGATTGCCCCAGATGACCTTTGCCGGGCCGGACGGTTGGAACCGCGATCGTATCCAGATTGAATGCTGGGCGCGCACGTACAAGGCCGCGAAGGATCTGGCACTGCTGATCGCGGGCGATGGTGGATTGCTCGTCGGCTATCGCGGCGACCACCAGGGCGTGCGTATGCGCACCTTCGTGCTCGGCCGGCGCTCCGACAACGATGCCGATGACCAGGGCGTCGTGCACCGAACGCTGGTCGATGTCGGCGTCTGGTACCTGACGCTCAGCTGATCATGACGATCTGAACTTCACCGCGACCGCCACCGGCGGCGCGAACCATCGTGCTCGGTCTCTCCGAGCCGGTCGCCGGCGCGCCGGCGCAACCTGCATCCACCAACAGCAGCATGGGCGGACGACCGCCCTCGACAGGAGGCCACATTGGCAGCAACCAACGAGAAGACCGACATCGGTCTACTGACCACGTTCGGCAAGGTCATCGGGGCGGATTACACGCCGTTCGCCGAGATGACCGAGCTCAACCCGCCCGAGACCTCGCGCGACAGTGTCGAGTTCACCCACTTCGCGAGCCCGGATGGCTACCGCGAGTTCAAGCCCGGCCTGTCCGATGGTGGCGAGGTCAGCATGACCTACAACCTGGTCGCCGCTCTGATGGACGACGCGGTGATTCATACACACCTCGCGACCCGCTCCGTTGAGACCTGGCGCATCCGCTACCCAAACGGCGCGACGCTCGATTTCCGCGGCTTCGCCACCGCGCATGGTCATGCGACGCCGATCGATGATCGCATGACTGGCTCTGCGACCTGGAAGGTCACCGGCAAGCCTGTCCTGACGCCGGGGGTCTGAGCATGCAGCAGCCCGTTGCCTACGGCACGAACCCGCACCGCGGCCAACTCGGTTTCGAGATCGGCGAGGAGAAGTGGACTTTCGCCTTCACCACAAACGCGCTGTGCGCCGTGGAGGAGGCGTTCGGTCTCGAGGACATCAGCGAGCTCGAGAACGTCATCTCTGGCAAGCCATCCATGCGCACGCTGCGAACGCTCTTCCGCATTGGCTTGACCGATTGCCATCCCACGATGACCGATCACGAGGCGGGCACCATCATGGAGGCGGTCGGCGGTCTCGAGCACGCGCTCGAGCTCATCATGCGCGCCGTCGAGGCGGCTTTCCCGGGGGCAGCCAAGAACGGCACCGCGGACCCTCGCCAGGCGGCGCCCAAGACGACGGGCGCCCGTGGGACTGGCCGGGCCTCCACATCGCGTGGTGCCAAGCCGGCCTAGATCCGCTTCAGTACTGGCGCGTCACCCCGTGCGAGCTCGCGCGTGTCTTCGAAGGGAAGGCGCGCGCAGCTCGCGACCAGCATGACCTGGTCATGCAGGCGGCTTGGACCGCGGCGTCGCTCGGCCGGACCAAGAAGATCCCGCCGCTGAAGAACTTCCTGATCGCTCCTCCCGCCAAGTCGAAGAAGTCGACGTGGCAGGAGCTCTACGCTGTCGGCGCCGCCTGGGCGGCCGCCGCCGGTGACACTTTGCCGCCGGGAGTGCCTGCATGAACACTGCAGTGGTCGGAGCCGCAAGGATCGTCTTCGGCGCCGACACCTCCGAGTTCGATTCGGCGGCCAAGGGCGTCGAAGGCGTGCTTGGCCGCCTGGTCGACAAATTCCACGCCGTCGAGCAGCGGATCAAGTCGGTCGGCACCGGCATCACGCTCGGCATCACCGTGCCGTTCGCGGCGATGGTGCGCGCGATCGACAAGGGCGCAGGATCCTTCGAAGCGCAGATGAAGCGCGTAGAGGCCGCGCTTGGCAATGTCAGCGCCGACGAGCTCAAGCAGCTGGCCGAGCAGGCGCGCACGCTGGGCCCGGCGGTAGGCAAGGGTGCCACCGAGGCGGCAGAGGCCATCGAGGCGCTCGGCCTTGCCGGCGTCTCCACATCCGACATTCTGGGCGGCGCGCTGAAAGCTTCGCTCGATCTCTCGGCCGC